TCCCTTCGAAAGGGATGTTACGAGATTGAAGATAAGCATGGAAGCCCATAGCACCGAGACCGAGACTCCTTTCTCGATACGCTGAGTAGGCACTCTTGGTAAAGCCTTCCTTACCTTCTTTAACATATTTTTGAAAGCGTTTAAAATTTGCACTGTATTCTCCTAACTGTGTTGTGTCTATTGCATTGTCAATGTAGTGCTGTAAAACATTGTCAAGCATGGTTATTAAATCTTCAATGAACATGTCATCTTTTGACCAGTCATCAAAGTGTTCTAAGTTTACAGAAGATAAACAACATACTGCTGTTCTCTCTTCATCTGTTGGTAGAGTAATCTCTGAGCATAAGTTACTTTGTCTTATCTTTAAACCTAAATCTTTTTGTGCTTTAGGTAAATGTTTATTACAAGTATCAATGTTCACCATGTAAGGCTCACCTGTTTCTGCTCTAGCATTTATTATCTGCCACCATAAATCTCTAGCGTTGATAGTCTTAACAGCTTCGTTAGTCTTAGGGTCTATCAATCTCCAATCTTCATCCTTCTGTACTGCTTCAAGGAAAGCATCTGTAATGTTTACACCGTTATGAAGATTAAGATTCTTTCTGTTTATATCTCCACCTGATTCTTTTCTCATGTTAATAAACTCTTCAATCTCCGGATGACTTATATCCATATAAGCCGCATAACTACCACGTCTTGTAGTGCCTTGGTTAAAGGCTAACATCTGAGAATCAACTACATGCATGAAAGGAATTGAACCAGTAGAACGAGAGCCATGAGTAGTAGATATACCATTACTCCTAATATCTCCCCAATATCCACCAATGCCTCCACCCGAACTTGCCAACCAAATATTCTCGTCATAGTGAGAAGATAAACCACCCCTACTATCAGGAACATAGTTAAGAAAACAACTGATAGGAAGCCCACGAGTTGTTCCCCCGTTACTAAGTATAGGAGTGCTGAACATGAACCAACGAGAGGAACTGTAGTTATAAAGTCTTTGAGCCAATTCAAAATCTGTCTCACCTTTGTAGGTTGCTCCGAAGACTGAGGCTCTTGCGAATGCTTCTTGGGCATGTGTTTCTCCTTCCCAAAAATATCTATCTTTGAGTGTATCTAAACTAAACTTATCAAATGTTTTTTCTTTATCATAATCTATTGTAATGCCTAGGTAAGGCTTCTGTCCTATCTTATCTTCAATCATTATCTTTGTCCTGTAAATATAAAGCTATTATAGCATAATGTATTATCTTACGTAAGTCATCTGGATTATTACCATGTTTCTTTCCATATCTCATAGCGTACTTCATAATGTTTCCAATACAAAATCCTTCTCCATGTCCTGTATCTAATATTATATCAGTAGCTTGGTACTTACCATTAGCATAATGTTGGTCGTATGTTCTATCAACATACATTCTTATCTCTCTTAATATTTCATCTTCTTTAAATTTATACTTCACTTCTCCATTCCTCCGGTAATGTTTCCTCGCTGTACCAAGTGAAGTCATTTGTCTCAGCCCACTCAGCATGAGTTCTTTTTGTTTTATCTTTTCTTACTTTAGCACCCGGCATTGGAGAGAAAGGTTTCTGAAATAAAAACACTAACTCATAATTCTTAGGTAAAGCACTTCTAATATGTATGTACTTACTATACTCTGCATAGTCCCAAAATCTACCTTTAGCTTCTATCAAAATTGTTTTACCATCTATAACTTTAACAAAGTCAGGTTCATACTTATGTTTAACTACATAGTTTATGTTATCCCAATGATGATTCCAATCTTTTAGAATAGTCTGATGTATATCATATTCCCAAGCACTATCGTATCCTTTAGGCACGTTTACTTTTTTAGGTCTTGGCTTTCGTGGTACTCTTCTAGGCATTAAGCTCTTCCAAAGTAATGTCTGGATTCTGCTTAACTTTTTTATAGAACCATCTTAAACTATAAGCACTTAACATGAATCTATTATTTGCAAAGATATGAGTTTGTTCTGGTAAGAACTCACCTAAGTTTTTCTTAGTTATTTTGGTAGCATCTTCTCCTTCTGGAACCATAGTTCTTATCCAACTGATAAGTAATTCCTCTGCTCTACGTCTTAGTCTCTTAGCTTTTCTCCCGTTCATATCTGTGTAACCTCTATAACATTAGGTGGTTTAGGTACTTGAGTTAAGTATCTATAACCTGTTGAATATTTAAACACTCTTAAACCTTTACCATCGTTTGCATCTGAATGACATTCAAACTTATGTCTGCAATATACACAACCTTTGGCAAGTTTCATGTTGCCAGACTTACCATCTGGAACATCATCATAACATTTATTAGGTGGTGATGTTAGTTTAACAGCCTTTTTAATATCAGTTATTTTCTTTTTAATATTAGGCTTATCAAAATTATCTGGTCTGAACATAGCTAACTCTCCTGACTCTTTATTAAGAGCAAGGAAGCCACCGTTCTTAGTTCCTTCTGCTTGTTCGTATCCGGCAAGTTGAGCCATGTAACCAAAAGCATCATCCTCCGCTAGAGTACCATCTTTAAACTTCTTAAATGCAAAACCTGAAGCAGTCTTCACATCTACAACTTCACCATCAATAACACAATCCATGTGTCCTTTGATTCCAGATACTGTTATTTCTTTTTGCTCACTTGTAACTTCATGTCCAGATAATCTAACAAGAAATAAAACTATCTCTTCAAGTAGATGTCCGTACAAGAACTTAATAAATGTTGGTGGTGAAATAACCTCTGTAGTATCTGAGGTTGAGTTCATCTCGTACCATAGTTGTCTAGGTTGTTTACCTACGTTAGACATTCTTAAGCTAGGTTTACCACGTGGGCTAGGGTGTGACCAAGAGTAGAGAATCTCTTTCATGGATTCTCCAAACTGCTCTATTGTGTCTTCATCTATGTCAAGATGCTCACCTTTTCCTAAAGCCGACAATTTATTATATATGTCTTCTACTAATGTGTCAAGTGTTTTTTTATTTTTTTTCATCTTCAGACTCCTTGAATGCTTTGATGACATCTGAAGAGAATAACTTTTGAAGATTGACTAAGAACATTTTACTAGCGTTATGGTCTCCACCACATACAGTTTTAAAACTATCAAGCTCGTCAACAATAGTTCTAAGTACATCTGTTTTAAATACTAATGTACAGAACTCATTATCTCCTACACATAAGTTATGAAACCAATAATCTGATTCCGTTGCTCTTATTCCTGATGGTTTGTTCCAAGACTCATACTCTATACATATGTTTCCCGTCTTCATCCACATTCCTTTCTCTGACTTAACCTCTATCTTCTTTCCGGTTAGCATGTCTTTTATTTTATCTTCTCTAATCTCTCCATATTCTAAATCAATATCAAATTTCTTTCTATCTTCTTTAGTGGGTTTCACTCCAATTAGCTCCTATCTTGTATTCACCATCCAAAGGACAGCGAAGATTAAAATGTTCTCCTGCTTTTACAATACTATCTACAGCAAACTGTCCAATAAAATCAGCCTTATCTTTTGGTACTTCTATCTGCCATTCGTCATGTATGTTAGCAACAAACTTATATTCTACTGAATTTAATTTTAATACGTTATCTAATAAAACTAATCCTTGTTTCATTATGATAGCACCGGCACCTTGTAGTAAAGTGTTAAGTGCTGAATGTTGATTACGTACATAAAGCTTTCTACCATCTAAACCTTTGAGGTAATTCTTTGTTGATGCTCTTTGTACTCTATCTCTAAGAGACTTAAATGATGGTTTATTATCAAAGAAATATTGTCTAGCTCTTTTACCATCTGCTGTAGTTCCTCCAACCACGCTTCCAAGTTTTTCATCTCCGGCTCCGTACATGAGGGCATAGATGAATGTTTTCGCCTTATCTCTTGATTCAAGCTGTGCAAGTTTTTGATTAGAGGTGTGTATGTCTCCGTTAATGATTTCATTTGTAAATACCTCGTCATTCATATAGTGTGCTAACATACGTAATTCTAAACCAC